CCAGCCTCTTTGGCCTGGGTAAGTATCTCGGCACGATCTTTGTCCAGCAGCTTAACAAAATCCTCAACCGCAAGAATGTCGGCCTCACCCTTAACCATGCCCTCACCGACATAATCCTTTGAGGATTTCTGAAGCCGTTTTGCTTCAGCTTTAGAAAGCCCTAATTTTTTCAAACAATATTCTAGTGTGGCCATTAGTTCAGCATCCCTGATTGAATGATTGCTTGCAGGATTGCCATTAGTTCTTCATCCTCATTCAACAGCACAGATTGAACATCAGCCGTATGTCGCCAGCGTGGAGTATGTAAATCGACAGCAACCGCCTCAAAAGGCGTACCCAAGCCAAGGGCGATCTCTTTGCTTGCTGGTAGCCCTAATCCCTGGCCTGGCTGAATTATCCACATACTAGACTCCTGACTTTAATTCCTGCGCCAAAACACCCGCCGCCAAATCTGTAATGTCGCTACCGTCCTTGTCCTTAATCTCCTTGCTCAAGATGGGCGTTGTATCGTCGTCATCGTAAATAATCAGGCTCCAGACGCTGCCTGACTTGCTCAATACTTTCTTGTTTCTGATAATCTTGTTCATATAAGTAATGTCTGCGCCATCAAAAGCAGTCGAGTCGGATAAGATCCTATCTCGAATGTCATCCTTATCCTGTTCGGTGACACCGGATCCTGAAGTTACAGTAATCAGGCCAGCAGAGTTAAAAGTTCTTAAACTTACCTGATTTACATTCATCACATCAGCTATGTTGCTATTCGCGCCCACGGCATTGACCGCATACTGGAGATTTTCAAAAGTTACGGTGTAGCCATTGATGATTTCAATAGTTCTTGCAAGGGTAATGCCACCTAGCGTTACTTCCGTATTGTGTCTGTGCGTATCGGGAAACGGCATACCTTCTTCATCGTCCTCCAGGGCTTTGAGATCCAATCTGAACTGGTCCAGGTCGAGCTCGTAAATACCGCCACCGAGATTGGTCAAATAGCTTTGCGGTACATTTATGACCTTAGTTCCCCAGGTTATCGAAATCGGCAAAACCGAACTCCTTTAGCTTGTTCATAAGGTCAGTAATTCGTTCATTGAGTACATTTACGTTCTTAGCGTTATCATCTATCACTTGGTGCAATGTTTTCTTGTTCAGATCAACCGCCTTCTGAGCCTGTTCTAGTTGGTCGTGCCGTACTTTCAGTAGTTGCGCTTGACTATCTATCGTTTTCTCCAATTGGCCTACCACTCTGACCAGTTTCCTATATTCAGCCTTCCAGTGAATCTCAGTTTTTTTAGCCATTATGAATCCGGTAGCATTACAGCAGTCATGTTCAAACCATCGCTGGAATCAACAGTTCCGCTTAACTCGAATCGTTTCCAGTAAGGTGTAGCAGAGGCTTTAGCTGCATAACCTGTCACCGGCTGATCGTCAGAATAGACTCTTGAAGTAGACAGGATTCCAGTAGTCGCATTTGTAGTGCCGAACAGGGCCACAAAAGTAGAAGTAATCGTACCGGTAGGGGAACTGCCTGGAGATGAGCCCATCGTGTAAGTGTAGGTATTTATATCTGATACCGTGATCTGAAAGACGCCATTGTTGGCATCCAGGCTGGCGCCCTCGATCAAGACATAATCGTTAGTGGCCATGCCGTGGCCGTTATGAGTTACCGTGGCCGTAGTGCCAGCGTTTACAATGGAGGTAACCACTTCCTCAAAGGGAAATGGACCGGTAGCATCTTTAGCTTTCAGCATTACTCGAACACTACCTACAGCTGTTCCATCGGCCTCTTGGCTTGTTACTTTTACTGTTACTGGATCTTCGACTACATTAACGGTGCAACCAGCGGTTTTAACTTTTACATTACCAGCACAACCAACTAGATTTAATGTAAATGTGCCACTGGTATCTGCGAAATAAAATGTCGAGTCGTATTGATTGTCGTTTGCGTTGAACCCACTGAACGTGCAGTTCCGCAGCGTTAGCGAACTCGGAATGCTATCGCCAAACTCAATGGCATGGTTAGTGGCAGCGCCTTTAGTAATCTCAAGACCATCAAGATATCCATCAGGATCTGCACTATCCCATATTACCGCTGCTTCATCCGAGCTTGATCCATCTACCGTACAACCTATTATCTGGGAACCGTTGAGCTTTCCACCATTGACAGTGATTTGGCCACAACCCTGGAAGATGCAGTTTAAGAACTCACTGAGAGATCCTCCAAAGCTGAAATCGCCCATATCAATAAACTGACACGCATCGATATTCATGTCAGCGTTGTGATTCATTACTAGGCGACCTGGTGATTGCGTTCCAAGTGCCTTAAAGATCACGTTTGTCCAATCAACTACCGTACTAGCATTGTTAATCTCAATCGTGTTAAAGTTAGCAGTGCAATTATTTGTGTCATCAATCAGGATGAATACGTCCGAATCTTCAAACTCGCAGGCATTCGAGCTTGTGCCAATTTGCATCCTGCCTTTCCACAGGAAACCTCCTGCCACTTGAGTAAACAAGCCCCATCTGTTATATCCAGCAGTTGCATCATTAGCATCATTTTTCGCTGCAGCATCGGCAAAGTTGGCATAGCCGTCACCAGAAGAACCGTACTCAATGATGATCGTACCCCTGCCATACCGTAGCCCATCCATTTTGAACGGCTGGCCTTTACTCGGCCCAGCCGTGGCTGCATAAATACCCATGCCAGCCCATCGATACGTTGTCCCAGGGCCAGAACCACCCCTGTCATCATAGGTTCTTGCTGTCGGATTAACGGCATAGTTGTACCAACCACCATAAGGATTCGGTGGATAGTCATCACCGCCACAATCCCACGAGTCGAAATTGCTAACGTCTGCACCTACAATTATACGCACACCGCCATTAGCAAAGCTCTCGAGGATACCGCCAGCATCGAACTTGAACCAAATAAAGATAGCCCCATCGGTAGGTATGGTCACACCGCTACCATAGTCAGACGCAATAGATTGAAGTTCACCGGCCTTTAGCGCACAGGTGGCACTGGCATGGTAGCTGCCTTGAATAATATCATCTGTATCATCATCGTCAGGCGTACCACCGTCTACTAGCCCAGTAAACTCGCTGAGTGTACTTGCAGCTTCAATCAGGTCGAAAGTGCTAAGATCGGTTGTGTATGAAGGTACTGTCATTAATCTTCTTCTTCCAATTTATAACCTTGTGTATGTCCTCTAAAACATCTTCTTTTGTGCAGCCATCTGGAAGGAACATTGCCGAATCGTTTTTTGTTTTCAGCACCAAAGGTCTGCCTTTTTTCCGAAGTGTTTTGATTACTTTTAATACCTTCTTATCCTTCCAGGCATCAGGCCGTGAAGGTTCAACTGATATTAGAATGGTTATGACTCCAGGTAGTGCTTCAAATATGACGTTGCACCTATCCGGCCTCAAATAATCGGGCCAACTTTCAGCCCTCCAAAAGCAATGCCAGTTTTTACAAAAATCTGGCCGTTTGTCATGGATTGTGCAGCATCCAGTTTTCAGTATTGGATCACAATACTGACACCATTCACCCGCCAGGGCGAGGAATGGTACTTCGATGAGCTTGCAGCAGAGCGCACATTCACCACAATCTTTCATATTACGCATCCGAGATGATCGTTGCCGTAGCCGATCCACCGGTTGAGCCGAGAGTCGCTTGCGTTTCAAAGGTCTTCTTCGGACTCGCCCCTCCATCCCTGCGCCTGCACCAAAGCGTCCTGGTGGCATCAAACTTGATGGTAAACTGCTCAGTGGCTGCGGCAGCTGCCTTGTCAAGAAATGAGATCATTACTCCATTGCCAATTTGAGCATCATTCGGGTCAAGCCAGTTCTGGTACGAGGCATTAAGCGTAAATTCATCATCACCATCATGAGAGTCGTAGACCGCATAGCGCTCTCTACCATCATCTAGCTCGATACGCAGCGTCCCGCTGGCAGGAGCGTCAGCCGGAATATTCCCAGTACCAACGTCAACCACCGTTTCTGGATTCGAATCCAATGCTGAATTTAGTGACATTTCGTTGAAGTCGAAATCATCACCAGTATCTTTCTTGCCCACCAGAATCCGGTCTCCAACCTCGAGACCGTAGAAGTAAAAGATTACGTTATTCGGAGGGTATCTGGTCGTACCGCTCAAGTCCTCAACCGTATCAGTAACGCTCAGATCATCAGGATCTATACCTACTCCGTAGGCTCCGATGAGTGAGCCGGTGTAGGAGCCCAAAAAGACCTTGGGAACGGTCCTGGCCGTGGCAGATCCATTAACATCCCAGTCATTGGCAGAGGTTATGCCGTACATATTGAGTGCATTTACCGCAATCTTGCCAGAGATAAGCTGTATGTAGTGAGTACCGGTAGTCGTGCCGGTAGTACCCAGGATGATACCCCTACCACCTTCCTTGTTCTGATCTGTAGGAACCGGAGTATTGACTTGTGCGGTAACGCCAGAGGCAGTGCCATCAGAAGGATCGTATTCAGTAATTGTTTCATCTTCAACTATCGTGTCAGTGATATCTTCCGTTGCCATGAGGAAATAGGTTGTGCCATTATCATGGAGAACGGTTCCTTTTGCACCACCGCTGAATCTTACTAAATAGCCCTCAGTAAAGGTGCCGCCTGAAAGATTGTCGTAGGTAACTCCAGTACCCCAAACGATTTCCTCGTTTTGCGTGGCTGCTCCAGAGCCATTATTGAACGGTATGGAATGAGTTATCCCAAGAAATAGCTCACCGTTCATATCGTAAGGCTCCGCAGCCTCGGGAGAGTCGTTACCTGTGATCTCTTTGATCCACTCCCAAATAGCCTTCATACCAGCCGAGTTAGTATTATACGTCCACTTGCTGTAGTAGGGCTGATCTCCGTTGCCGTCTTGAATATCTATTTGCTGGTAGCCTTCGGTGTTAGTGGGAATATCGCCCCCGCTCCAGCCCTGAACCGTGCCTATGGCAGTATCGTTTTGCGGATCTGGAGTAGTACCGATAGCAGCCACATTCTCACCATCTGCCAGCGTCACGTTGAAGAAATCATAGGTATCACCCCAATCCCTTGACTGCACCCTGATCCTACCCTGATCGATCTTCACTCCAGCTATCATTCCAACTACAAGGATCTGCATGAGAATGTTTTCAGCTGCATTACCATTGTAGCCACCGCCAGATTGATCCCCCCAGAAAGGCGCAGTTGGAGTTGTAGTGTACTGATAATAGTCGTGATTCTGGATGACCATCAGCTGGGTATTGGAATCATTTACCGCACCGAGAACCTTCAGGCCGTAGTAGACTTTGGCAGTAGCTCCAGTACCCTGCTTGATCGTTCCTCCATAGAAGTATTCTGCAGCATCATCATCGATGTTATATGGAGGAATGAGCGTGATAATCTGATCAGTTGAGCGCTCTGAGGGCGTTGGCTTGGTAATGTCCATGTAGTCATTACCACTAGCCTCAGCATCATCGGCAAGATCCTGAAGCCACCTATGGAGTTCTAGGACGGTATAGTGTGTGCTTCCAGAAACGTGCCTTATGTCACCGTCATTCTGGATTTCAAAATCGTCACCTATTGCCATTTTCCATCCCTCCTATATCATTTAGTTCTTGTTGCCAATAACCGTTCAATGAGTCCATTGTGATCCCTGAAAACCGTAAACTCCCATTCTTTAGCCGAATCAATGTTTACTTTTACCTCTGGATTCTTTGCCGCCTCTACTTCTACCTTCACTTCTGGTGCAGGAGCCTGCGCGATCTCAATCTTTAGGTTCCGCAAACTCGCCACCAGATTTTCCATTCCTTGAACATTATTCGTCTGCAGAGTTGCGATTTGATCGACCAAGAGCTTAAAGAATTGCTGCTCGTCAGTAAGCATCTTTGCAGCCTTTTGAGGCCGTAGAAAGAAAGAGAGTTTGTTTCCATCTTCCGTGGTAACTTTCTTCCCCCTGGCTTTGGCTTTAAGTATGTCTTTTTCTGATATCGGCTTCACGATTTCAGGCACTCCAAAAGTTGTTGATAGATAGAGCTCATTTCATCAATGTCGCGTAGGGCCGTTTCGGCATCCTTCTCCACCTTGATTATCTCACCTGTTTTTCCTCGTATCGCTCGAGCCTGCACTGTAATTTCTTTAAGCGGGGTCCCGCTGGGTTTCTCTTTGGCCTTTTCGGAAATCTCTTTCATTCTTTTTGCATGTTCCTTTTGGGCTTCCTCTACCGCCTGAATACCCTCTAGGAATTGCGGATCGGCCGCTGCGTCGTCCAAAAGCCCTGGCATGGGCTGATTGTACCCCTGGCCAACATACTCGCCTATAGCGGCTATTTCGTCCTCAAATTCGCTATCTCCGATGAAGCCGCGCTCATCAAAATAGGTTGCCTGGAACTTGCCTGGGTATTTTGAGCTTTTATGGATTACAACTCCCTGCCATTTGCCCTTGCCCATATCCTTGAAAAACTCATAGCCTTTTGCATCGGGATACATGGCATCGTAGTATTCTTTGGCAAGCACACCTTTTGTTTTGTCGTAAACAGCGCCGAGTTCCCAGCGATAGACTTGCTCCATTGGGATAGGTTCTTTGGTGAAAATAAACCGGCCTGACTCGCTAATTTTGGCCCCAGGTATGTCACGATCAATCAGTAGATGCGAAACAGGCCGATTGTATGAGTAGTAAACATAATCATATTCTTTAGTGATCCCCAGGCGATCACGTTCTGGCTTTCTCGGATATTCTTTATCTGTCAGCGGAGAAGGCCGCTCATAAGAGAATGAATGAATAATGCGATCTTGCTATGAATGAATAATGCGATCTTGCTGCGGTTTTGTTTCTGGAATCCACCGGTGCATGAATGTTCTGTCTACCGTGGCCTTTTTCTCTGGCTTCAGTTTCAGTTGCTCACCGACAGGCTTCATTCCTTCCCGAGATCTGAAGCGTTCCCACACTTCGGGGGCCATCATGGTAAGTTTTTCACCGGATCTGATATTGATAAAATCCTGTACGCGGGTTTCTTTGGCCTTGACTCTTTTACCGGCCCTGTTGGTATGGGCAGGAATGACTTCTGAACGATCACCGCGAGCGACGTACCTCTCTTTTCCGATATTCACAATGGCATCTTCAGGTAGCCACGGCTCTTTCTTGGTAACACTCCAGTACCAATCTGGATCCTCGTCCTCGTGCCCTATGTCGGGCTTCTGATCCTCTGCCTCTTGGTAGAGGGCTTTGGCTTGGCTTTGGAGTTCTTCACCAAGGCCGTATTCGCTAATAACCCATTCCATTTCGTCATAGACAGCGTCAACAACGGCACCGTAAGTTTCAATTCGCTTTTTGGCTTCTCCTAATGAAGTCGGGGATAGTTGGTCTGGATATTGCTTGCTGTACGCCTCAAGCATGGTTTTGTAGCGATCCGCAAGGTTGGATACAAGAGCATCGTAATCTTCTGCTGGGGGCAACTCCTGCATCACCTCATCGAGTTCCGGTGGCGCGGCCCTGATAGGTTCTTCGGCTATGATTTCTTCTTCTACTGCAGGCGGGACTACTTCATCGGGGGGCATCTTACGCCCAATTAAACCTTCGATGAAATCCACCGCCTCAGATTTAGAAAGTGCGTCGAGGTGTTGCTTTATTTCCTGTGCAAAGAATTGAGCAGAGAGTTTTCTTTGTGGCTCCCTTTCGTTGTACCAGCCATCCTCACCCCTGATCCACCTTATGTCACCAAACTGTACCGCGCCGCCGACAGGGATATTGACTAGATCAAGCGTGGTCTGCCCTACGTTCTCGGGCTTAGTGATGGGATATATTTTTGGTTCTACCCCAACGCCTTCTTCGACTTCCACTCCCGCTGGGGCCTCCAGCCGGTCTTTCTCAACGTCCCGTAAACGTATTTTCTCTGCCTCTTTTTGTTCTTCGGAAATAATCGGCGGGCCCTCGCCTTCAGCTTCTTCTCCAATTCTTTCGGCATCCTCCAAAACCTCCCCTGGCATTTCTCCTTCGGCTGCCCTTTCTATGATGCCTTCGTTGATAATGTCTTGCAGATCAAATGCTAAAGCTGGATTCTGTGACTTAAATGCTTCTATGGCTTGATTATTGAGCTCACCACTTTGATACATGGTTCTGATGAGCGGGATATCATCTTTGGCAAGGGACAGTTGTGGTATTTCTCTGACTTGTGCAGTTTCCGTAACAGGATCGACAGTAGGTTCAGTCCTAACAGGATCCGGCGCCACACCTCGAGGATCGAATTCACTACGATAGCCATACTTCCTTTCAAATGCCCTGGCAGCCGCCTGACCTTCCCCCAGTGGATCGGTCTGCATCATTGTTTCCATGGCGTGTTTTTGGGCATTTTCAGGGGTAAAACCACGGTAGGCCCTTCTGGCATTGTCGTAGTTTTCATAGCCGCGGCTATATGTAAACCTAGCCGTGGCAATCCTGGCACCATCGTAAAGGCCCCACAAAGTATTGGCCACGAGCCGTGCATAAAGTGGATAAGTTATGCCATATCTCGCGGCTTCTTCGGCCAATATCCCAGCGAATTGAGGATTGAGATCATATTCCTGCCATGGTGCTTCAGGGGAGAAACCACCAGGGAATAATCTTGCGGCTGCCTGACCGGCCATGTTTGCCACATTGGCGATTGAAGCCTCAGCACGGTCAATCGCATCACCCATAGTGTCAGGATCTGCAAAATCAGCTTCGGTAAGGGCACCAGGACCGGTAAATAATGCTTCGGCAGGCTGAAATGGAATAAATAAATATTCAAGCCCCTTGACCGGATCCCCAACTGGTATCTCCAACTCTTCCCAAGGCGGCCTACCTTTGTAATAAGCACTTAATGAGTCGAGATCTGCCGTTGGCACTCTACCAGGAAAAGCCTCTGCTTCTCTCGCGGCCTCAATCCTGCTAACACGCTCCGGCATCCCTGGCATAGCTTCAGCAAGCGGGCCACTGGCGGCCTGGATCCGGTTGAATTGCTCTAACTGATCTTCAAACGATCGATCGGATACCGTCATATAAAAATCTGGTAGCAAGCCGCGCTCGATCATGTTTGCGAGCTCATCTGCAGCCTTACCGTAATCACCATATTCCCTGTAAAGCTGATTGATATAGCGACTTATTTCACCAAAGTCTTTGCGCTTTCCTGTAACTACCTGCTTTACATCTTCTGTGCGATTTTTGGGGGATAACTTAGACCATGGAGTGACAAAGCCAGGGCCTATTTCCTGGGATCCGCCGAGCTCGTCAGTTACGGTTTGTTTTTCATGGAGAAAATAAGAATCACCTAGACGGGGGGTGCCTTCTGGCAATCCTCGTTCTTTGGGGACGCTGTAGTACCTATTACCGCGCTTAACAATCTGATTGCCCCGCCTTTGCTCTGCTTCGACCATTTTATCCCAGGTGGAATGTCTACGGCCTTTGAGAACCATGCCAGTACGAGGGTCGAGACTGCCCATGTGACCAGTCTCGTCAGGTTTGTCACCGGCTGCCGTGGCAGTATCATAGTCATATCCCGCACCTTCAGGATCAAATGTAACTTTTTGTGCCCCTCGATAGGGCTCACGTTTGGGGGAGACAGGTTCTCTTTTGAGTGGCCAGCCACCTCGAGTTGTGCGTTCCTCTTCGGTAATATCGCGGAAAGGATCGGGAACGGCTTTGGCTATGCGGCTGGGGATCCGGCCTACACTTTCGGCAAACTCCTTGGCCACCTCGCCAACCATCTCACCACGAGTAGGTGGTTCTTCGTGCCAACCGGCGTCTTGCTGCATCCGGCTAATAACTTTACGCTTTTGCTCATCGTCTAGTGCCTGCCACTCTTTAAGTTGACCAATATCACCGAGGTATTTCTGATAAACAGTCCTGCGGTGTTCGTCGCTCAAACCCCTCCACCTGTCGTCAGCGACTATAGAATCCCAGGCAGGTAGCGTCATTACAGTTGAGTCCCCTCACCAAGAGCATTTTTGATGTAGTCAGCGGCATTGGGAACCCCTTCACCAAGCGCCGGTGGTGGTGGCCCTTCTTCAGCAACTGGGGGCAAAGTTCCCACCCCCATGGTCATCAAGGCGTTATAAAATGCCTCGTAGTGAGCCAGATCTTTGAGAGCTTCTTCTTTATCAGCTACGGCCTCCGGCGAGCTTTTGCCGGTTAATGGTGCTCTGGCCGCCTTTTTCAGTAGTTCGTAGCCATTTTTGGCTAGTTTTCCCAGTTCTTCAAACTTCATTCCTTTGTCGGCTCCGGCCATAAGGGCATCTATAAGTTTTTCCATGCCTTTGTATTTCACCCTGATTTCAGCCAGATAATCTTTGTATTCCTTGACTAGATTCTTCCTCATGTCGGCTTGCGCTTTAGTGTTTTGCTCCTGAAGCGCCCTGTCACCACCTGGGGCAACGAATAAAACATCACCCGTAGATTGGTCCACCAATCTCTCACCAGGCTTCACGATTACGCCTTTTACGTCCTTGTCTTTCTCTTTTGCATCTTTGCCCCTGGCGATTTCCTTGCCCTTTGCGTCATAAGCTATTTCATCGGGGCCCAAGGTGATTGTTTTCCCTTCCGTCGGTGGCCCTGCCTGCTCCGGCAACAAGTCTTTGTATCCACCTTTCGGCGTCATGCCAACTAATCGCTCTTTCTCACCGAACCTTTGTGGTATTACAGAGGTTGGTAGCTCCTTGTCAGCCATAAATCTCTCTGTTAGCATTTTCATCAATCCGGCGGGATCCTTCATCTGATCTGCCGGTGCCATGGCCCCACCCTGGCCGCGAGCATCAGCGAATAAGGCTCTGCCACTCCTGTTTTGTGCTGCTCCTGGGCCTCGCACTACCATCCCCGAGCTTCCTTCAGGCGGTGCCACCGTTTGCTCCCTCTCAATTGGCCAGCCAGCCAACTCAAGATAATGTTCTGCTTCTGCATAACGATTACCCATTGCGGCAGTTGTAGCCTGATCGAGATAAAATTCTTTGTCCTTGCGTATTTGCTCTAGGATCTTGGCTGTATCTTCGCCAGGTGTTGTATATTTCTTGCCGATATAACGATCCCATCGCGGCCCTCTGTATCCTCTTGGTCCCCGTCTAGGCATTTCTCACCTCCATTTTATCTGTAAGCATACTCGCTCTGTGGGTTGTTCATGCAATATCTGTCACCAATCTTTCCTTCCACCGTAAGCCCTCCGAAGCTGCCTTCTGGTTTGATATTGCGTCGGATCAATCGGTGCCGTAACAGGCGGTGGCACTGTTGTTGCGTCTGGAGGGGCTACTTGTGCCAGTTCTGGCTGCATCCCTACGGTAGTAGCTGGTGGTGTCACTGGCATACCCAAAGCTGGGTTGGCCATTGGCATACCAAGAATCTGGCCTGGTATTGCTTGTTGCACACCCTGGATCGGACTCGGTTGGGCACCAGGGATTGCCGTATTCTGCTGGAATGGACTTGTTGGAACACCAGCTAAACGTCGTCGCCCCTGGCCATTGTCGATATATCCTCCACCACTATAAAATCGATCTAAATACTCTGACATTGGCATTTTATCCACCTCCCATATAAGCGCCAAGAATAGCGGTCCCGACTTCCATTATCTTTCCTTTTGATGTGCCGCGGGAACCGTCATCAGCCTCGGTGCCGTCAGGTTTCTTTTTCTTCTTTTTGATGTATTTATCCCATGATGGGCCTTGATAACCGCGATAACCGCCCAATAAAGGTCCGGCATGCCCTCTTTGTCTCGGTCCCTGATATCCTTTCCCTTGTGCCATTTTATTTCTCCTATGTCTTTGCTTACCTCGTGCCGGTACCGCCTCTTATGAGCGGCCAAACCCACCTTGTCCACCACCTTCCCAATACATATAATCCGACTCTTGCGTCCCCCTTTGTACTGGCTGCATGCCAAGTACCGCAAGTATCTGATCTATTACTGGCGAATATTCCGGCTGAGTGCGTAGCCACTCGTTAAACTCTGCTTGATGACCCTGTTCGGTAATCATGCGTTGCATCTCACCTACTTGGGCCATAGTCTGCATGGCTTGAGGTGTCAGTTCCAGGTTCCATTGTTCATACAGATCGTAGAGGCCCTGAGAGAATGCTTCTTCTTCAGCGGCCCTGGTGTGTTGAAGCTGGGCTCTCTCTTTCAGTACATCACTCGAGCTTGCTAGACCCATCTTATAGGCTTGCTCTTTGAGCAATGCGTCCTCCTTCTCCCAGGTGGGCTGCATAAGTTTTCGCCGAGTGCCAAGTCTTTCTGCTACTCGCTCGTCCATGCTTTCGGCTCCACCGAAAGGTGTCCAACCGGCAGCTACATCAAAAACTTGTTGCTGCACACCACTCGGACCAGAAGTACCAGGCAGGATCCCTTCATAACGCTCCATGCCTTTGCCCAAACGCGGCATGAGATACTCTTCCCCGAACAGTCTTCCGAGTTTTTTTTGCCAATCCGTCCACATATCCATATCTGTCTTGGTCTTTTCTTTACCGCCACCAAGGACACCGAATCCGCTGCCGCCCATTTTTTACTCCTTTTGTTTTGCCAAATAGCTGTAGCCAACGAATTTCAAATTTATTCCTCTGGCTTTCAACTGTTCTGTTACGCGCTTGGCCACCTTTTTGGTAAAAAAGTTAAATGAGACTCTATCGATCTTCATATCCTCTACCAGAGCTTGCACCAGATCATAAAGTTTTCTGTTTAAATGCCTATATTCTGGTTTTATGTAGCCGTGCCATTGGTGCAAGTGATTTAAGCCAAAAGCGTTTGTAATGGAGCATGTAGTGAATCCAACTGCCTTAGATTCGTTCATGAAAACAAAGCAATGAATCCTTTCTATGTCCATAATTATGGCTGCTACTTCATCCTCGCTGTCTTTATGCTTGGTGCTTTCGCAATAGCTACGAACAAGTGGCAGAACAAGGTCTTTAAGTTCTTTTTCGTTTTTTACTAATCTGGCAAACTCTGTGATCATTCTTACAATCTCTTGACGCTGCCTTGGTTAAATAGATCGTCTAATTGCTTGCTCCATCCCATGAGAGCTCGGACGAGCGATGTACTCCAAGCGTGCATCTTGTCCGAATGTTCCTCTAGGGCCTTTACCCTAGCATCAAGGCTTTGATTTTGTTGGCTTGGTGGCTTTTGTGGCATTGGTGCGAAAGTCGGTAGTTTTAACGGTGGCACCTAAAATCTCCCTTCTTCGGTTCCCCATAGGCGCTGTTCCAATAAGGCAACCCTGCCGGTTCCGCTAATAGCGATCTCGTGTATCTTTGCCAGTTCTTCATCATAGATCCTGTTTGTTTTGACCAGGCCACTTCCATCTCGATAATCAATCTCATGCTCTTGTAACCTGAAAAACTCTCCACGACCTTCGGCCAACTGTAACTGTCCAAAATCAGCTGCCCAAGAAATAATCGTGTTCACATGGGTAACATCTTGCAGAGTGACGTTATCAATCAAAAAATATTCAGTGTCTAACGTGTCGCTCTCCGCTCGCACTTGGAGATTGGTGTTAGCAAAGGAACTGCGAAAGATAATCTCGTGAGAAACCCAAGATGCAGTGATGGGAACAGTGCCCACTGTCTCAGCAGATTCACCTGTTGTGCGCCATTCGATATCCTCAGTCATCAGTCCGTCACTTTTCACATCAAATAGTAGCTTGTAAATCTTGCCTGGAGTAAGATCAGCAATTGTAAGGTCAGCAGTTTGCTTGGCTGCCCCTGCAGTATTGTTCAAAACCTTCATGCAATTCCCAGGATTACCACCAGTTACACTTGATACAGCCCCTACGCTTGCCGTCCACCCACCGATAGTATCAAAGTCAGTGTCATCACCAGTAACTAACGAATCGCCTGTTTGTTCTACTGGAAAGGTGTCTAAGACTTCATTGAGTTTCCAAATGTAGCCGTATCTATCCCCAAAAAGAACTTCAGAGAAGGTGGCATCCTGAAAGAGAGCGCCGATAGTGCCTGGGATATCACCGATGGTTTCGTAAAGCTCGCCAAGCTGGGCAATTGTGTAGGAACTTCTGAATTTAGCTGATGCAGCCGCGCTCATGTGGACCCCAAAAATAATTGGAGGTGACCAGATTTTCATGCCATTTTTGATGAATTCACCAAAATTAAATGCAAAACCAATATCGCAATAGGCATTACTATCGTTGGTTGTTGGTATGCACATAAGTATGTGATCTATAATCGGAAGGTAGACCGTAAAGGCGTATTGCAAATTCTCATCGTTTGCGTAACTCCTAATACGATAAACAATATCATCTCCAATTGCTTCATAAGCTCCATCTTTTCGCAAAACATACACATTCAAATCGCTACCCAGGAATACTCCGAGATCATGTCTCCATATCTTCAGAATGCTTTTTGGTGCCATTGCGCCAATGGGTAAAAACTCCTGATCATAAGCGAAAGGAAGATACGAACCAGTGGCTCTGCAAAGAGCAATGGAGTCTTCTTTAAAAATATAGCGAAATTCACCGAAAACTAGACTGCCAATGATATTGCCCTCGCTTTGCCTTAAATCAACCACGCCAGCAGTTCCAGCAGCCCAATCTTCATTGTTGTCAATATTACTCCGTTGATCTCTTTGACCGTAATAAACCGCCCCACTAAGCACATAGCTTGCGAAAACATGACCAGCAAACGAGTCCAAGTAGCGAGATATTGGAGGGCTGCCAGATACTGCGCTACAATTGCCAGTGCCAGTCCACTCAAATTGAGGATCGATACCGTTACATAGAATAATTATGGGATCGTAGCCGGTTGCAGTGTCTACCCAGTATTCACCATCAAAATGATCAGAATTTGCTCCTGTGAGAGTAATAGAACCAGTAATATCAGTTGCTGAAGTATCGCCAGCCTTATATGAGTAGATTCTTCTGGCTGTGCAAATAACAAAATAAATCGTGCCGTCACTGTAAACAAAGGGGAACATGCCCAAAATTCGCCTATAGTCTAGGATACCCAAAGGTTCTTCAAAGAGCTTTTCAAGACCAGGGAACGTCTTGAGCATGCCGTTAAAGTTATAAAGATTCTGCCCACCAACAAGCCTCATTGGCTGCCCATCGACACGTACAGGTGGCAAGACATACTGGCCATCCTTGGGGAAGCGATAACCCAAAAACCCTATACTTTGTTTTAGATTTAATTCTTCCATTTTAGTATTTTATGATCATAGTCAATGCAATCCAGGGATTCATAACATCTTGAGTGGTAGAACCACCATTAGCAACACTTCCAGTAGGGGTAGCAGCAGCTTCATTGTCTGTATAGCAATCATCCAGGGCTGGACCAGATGATTCATCGGCAGTACGTCTAACAAATGGTGTTCCGCTACTTTTTGATTGAGCAGCTAATGGCAAATCTACTGCTGTTCCACCACTATTGTAAGATTGATCGGCTGACACTCCACTGGGTAGATTGTTGTACCATTGGTGATTATGCGCTGGAACCGATAATGTTCCAGCATCATGTGTATGTTCTACATCTTGGGTTTCAGCACCACCTGTTGCCCCTTTTGTTCTCGCTGTGAGTCCTGCTCCTTCTCCGGCACCAATTGGCACTCGACTTCTTGCATCTGGCATCGTACCGTATTTGTTTGCTGTCCAATCTGCTGCGGCACTAGCGCCACGGCCACCATTGATCGGAAATTCTGCATCTGCCAATTCATTCCAAAGATATTTATAGAGATCTTCATAGTTGGCATGAGCTTTTGTTGCGCCGGAAGCAGCACTTCCAATGGTGTCTCCATTCAATCCTAACCAGCCAGCGGGAACAGTAGCACCCAGTATCATCTTTACTTCGCCGACCATGATGATCAAGTTGTCTACATCGCGCTCATCGACAAACCTGAGTTCGGCATCATAGTCGCCAGTTTTGAGGTAGAAGGTCGCTATGGAATTCGTTGGTTCCGTGGGAGTAGAGATCCTGGCTTCAAAGGTAACCTTCTTGTGAACACCGTAAACATCGCTGCCATCATCAGATGATGACACTTTGTGATCTATCGCAAATCTTTCGCGGTACATTCGACGAGACTTAACTATCTCGTCATCAATGCTGGTAGATAGTGTACTATCGGTGGGAGTTGCCTCTGTGTAGCTGTCTGAGTGGGCCATTACAGCCTCCTTACCTAAAGACCTAGTTGGCTTCTAAAACTTGTCATAAGCTCGTTTTCCATTTTGTCTTTCATGGCTTTTCTGATTTGTTGCTTAATATTTGCGAGGCTTTTAGCCAGAACACCACCGTACTTAGCATCAATAGTTTCTAGTGCCTGGATTGCCTGCCTAGCTGTTTGCCAATCCTGTACCAATTCTACTTCATCTACTTGTACTGTTATCATTAGATCCCCATTCGTTTTCTGGTAAATTTAAACTTTACGCCATGTTCCTCATTGGTGATGTTTTTGTAAAACACATCAGCCATAGAAAACCAGATACCTGCCGTCTGCGGCTGCTTGCGATGCTGATACAGCCACGCCGTACCGTAAGCAATTAGAATGGGATCAGCGTTGGTTATACTGGGGTAGTCTGCGTCTTGTGACATATCTGTAGGCCACAGGAATGAGTCCAGATAGACGGTGTAGGTTAGATTAGATTTCTTATTGAACGTGAGTTCATATCCAAGCAAGTGGGCATGGGTAGGCAAGGCTGCAGTGGCCTCGGGCACAGGTGTTCCGCTGCCATCCTCAAGAGCCCTAAAGTCTTTCAGCGGCAATATTTCGACTTCATACCAGTTCTCGTCTGGATCCAACAGATTAACAAATTCGATCTTCTGGATCGTCGATGGCACCGTAATCGTATAAGAGTCAGCAGCTAGGGTCTGACTACTATCCAGATGTTGCAAATCTCGCCAGTTATGGCTTGTAGTCAGGTCTTTGACTATGAGATTTAAAAGCGTCTTGATCTGTGCATCTTTGCCGGTAATGCCACCGTGATTGCCGACAATTTCAGAACGCAACTGGGATAAAGTCAAAGGCATGGTATTCTCCTAGCTGGTTTTGTCCAAAATAATGATTATCACGGCAGCCGCATTATAGGTGCCTTCCGATTCATCTAGGCCGATATCCATCTTTTCCTCGATCATAAATTGGGGATTCGCCACGGCCAAGTTGGCATCGGCTGGGCCACTATCATAGATTATGGGACCAGTGATATCACCAGCACGCAGGATACAGCGATCATTCTGTGCTGCAGGGAAAAAGCCGACTGATTTTATTCGCGGGCTGCCAGAGAAATGAGTCGTGCTTACCCAATCTGTATCAACTGCAGAAATATTCATAACGTGGCCATTGAAATCAAAAGTGTTAGCCATTATTTCCTCCATTAAATAAAATTTTATATACTTTTTCCCACAGGCGCTTGGCCGTGGCCTCTATACTGTGATTGCTCTCGACCCATTTGCGAGTCTTTGCTTTGGTATGCGCTAGAAGTTCAACAGGCCATCGCAAAACACTTACTACTCTGCGCTCTAACTCTTCTTTGTTGTTGGCAATAAGGAGTTCTGGTTTTCCGTATTCTCTGATATAGGCATCAAGGCTGAGAGAATTGGTAATTACTATCTTGCCTAGTGCGGCGGCTTCCAAGGACGTATTCCCCCACTCACCGAATTTCTTGCCGTATTGCTCTGGCTTGCATGTTTCTATAATCACATCACACTTGGCCATGCGCTCGATGTTTTCTGGCCAAGAAACGGTGTCAATGGAAAAGGTGTAATTAAATTTATTGCCTAACTCTGGATCGCGTTTCAGATTATCCAAAACGCTCAAGATATCATTTGAGCCTTTAACTGCTGGATGCCTGGGGAAATGGCCGAAAATAACCTTATTGGGATCAGGCCGCTCAAAGCGTGGTGTTATAGCATCAATCTGGACAGGTGACGTAATTAAAGTTTCGTTGGCGGCACCCAAACCAAGGAGATCTGGTGTTTGGACTATTGTTTTGTCAACAAAGTGGTTATAGAAACTATTCAAAAATTGACTAAAATGCCTGTAGGTAGTGCCACCGTGTTGAAATACGATATTTGTTGAGAAGGGATCGACACCACTATCAATGAAAGTCGAAGTGAAAAAGTGGAGTACCTTAGCCTGGCGGGAATAGGGTAACAGTTGCGGAACGTAATGGTAGGTATTCATCGGGCGCTCTCTCAGAGCAGGGTGTATTGGCAACTCGTCTGGATAGTCAAACGGATGCTTTTCGCCCTTAAATGCCACCACGTTAAGACCAAGCGATTCCAGGCACTTGGTATATCGATATACCGTGTTTGCCCAGTCCCACTGAGTCAGAACCAATACGTCTATGTGCCCATTGTCCACCGTCATTCCTGTTGTTTGTAGATTGCCGCAAGCATTTCTTTTTTGGTCATTTCTTCGGGAGCCAAATGCAGAGGTGGGTCAAGCTCCAAAGCATAAGATGCAATATCGATCTTGTTTCTTTGTGACAGTGGCTTCGATTTCCTCTCTGGTTTTGGATCCACGCCCTCAAGTCCTTCGTCACCAAAAAGAGCTTCCGTTGCTTCCGCTGAAAGTTCAGACTCTGCGACAACCCTGCGAGTGATCATAAACATTTTTGGATTGTCTTTGATGAGCTTTTGCCCAAGATCCTCTCTTATTGTAGCCTTATGGCCGTGGCCGCCGAAATACAGAGGCTCGGGAAGGTAGTTGGGGCTGATTTTCACGTTTCCTTTCTTGCCCAAATACATAATCTCTAGTTTGTCCATGATTTTCTCTCCGCATGCCAAGCAATAGAGGTTGCCACCGCCACCGCTGACGGTGGCAACCTCATACCAGGGGGTTAATGTGACGGCTGCCTACGACTCGTCGCTGATCGTGCCGGTCATGTTGTACCAGACCAGCATTTCAAACACCGAGCCAGTTGGAACCTTGGTTGCCGCTTTCTGGAGATAGATATCGATGGTGTCGTCCGTGGTGTACTTGTAGCCAAGTGCCGCAAACTTACCATCGGTAAATAGCTCGAACTGTCGGTTGGCCGCACCGAGGGAAAGCCCATCGAAGAAACGGTCTTGATCTGTTCCATCGCCAATGTCCGTGTCATCTGCACCAGGGATATCAGTGTCAGATTTCACGATCATGCCGATAATGCGAGCTCCTTCAGGAATTGGCACCATTTCCAGGGTATCGCCACTAACCATGTCATCGTCGGCCGTAGTGATAATCCCGTAGCGAAAGTGCATATTCCCCGCCAGTGCGTGATCCGGCATAATGCCGGACTGTACCGCAGCACTTTTGTGAATTGTCATAAGGCAAAACCTCCGTAATTGTTTTAAGAGGGCCAGAAAGCCCTCTTCATCGGTTCGGGTTTATGACGCCGGATTGCGTGCATAGGTGTCCAAGGCGAACAGGCTGAAAGATTCGCTGTTGAAAATAGTCCGAACCATGCCCATGATGCCTCCTGCCGTAATAGCCAGGGCGTTGCCACGGTCATCGGTTTCCTCATTCCAGCTATACCTTCCAAATGCTCCACCTTTACCCCACGCCATGCAGCCTGCCTGGGCACCAAGGAATAGGGCGCGAGCAGCGGTTATGCCTGTTGAGCAGCCAGTGGTGCTGTCAAACCTGATGACGTTCCTATGCTTATGCAGAATCACTCCTGCATATTCACCGAGAGCGTTCTGATACATCATGGGCTTTTGAGCCCCAACGCGGTCGGTGGCTTTGTGGATCTCGAGCCAATCGTTCTGAGATACAGAAGTCCTCAGATCGTAAGCCTGATAGTTGTGCATGACCAAGACGAATTTCTTCTCGCCCTGGAAATTTACAGGTTGAACCATTGGATCCACGGTTTCAGCGGTGGCTACCAACTTCTCGATGAGTTCAACGTGCATCTTGTCGGCACTGTCAATGTCGGACAAGCCGGTGGCATTGCCACCATAGAGCACATGATTCGAGTCCGGCGCAGTAATGGTATTACCGGCCCTGCCGTTCCAACCCAGCCCGACATGGAATGACGTATCGATGCCTCTGGCTCCGGCCAGATACATCATGCACTGCTCATCGTAGTCCTCACCCCACCACACCTGGAGTGCCTGCCGACCCTTGAGCCGGATTGAATAGGGCACCCTTTGCTCACTCATCTTTCCCTTGCTCTTGGTGCCTTTCCTTCTCTGGTCGATAAGAACGTCCATGTAGTGGAACGTAAGGGCTTCCTCCGCAGAGGTGCCTTCGATAATATTGTCACCCTCAATACCATCGCCACTGAGCTTCATCAATAACCCAACGCGGATCCGGTCGCCAGCGGCTTTGCTCAGGTCACGCTTTACCTTGATCATCGCCTGGTCGCCTGTGCCCATGAACCGACGAAAGTACATGGACTTTTCGGCCTCCATAGCGAGATCAGTTGACCAGCGTTTGACCGCCAAGGGATCGTTTACTCCAAACTCAGTCATTGCCATGAGTTATTTCCTCCTTGCAATTCCCTCGAATGGAGCTCAAGACAGCTATCCACCAAGCAGAGTTTTACGCCTAGATGCTGGCAATCTTGCCCATTGTTCTTCGGTAAAGTCAGTTTTACCGAAAATATCTTCATCTGGTGGCTCGCCTGATGGTATTTCACCAATGTCTTTAAATTCCTCTCCGAGAGAACCGTCTTTAAACTTAGCCAATGTTTCTTTTTCGATTGTTGCACGGAGCTCTTTTTCAATCTCTTTCTTCATGCTTTCACGACTAGGGCCGCCTTTGGTAAGGCCGTAAACTTTGTGAATCATTCTCACAACTTCTGCCGCATGCTCGCCAAGCAACACAGGTTGCTCCGCGCCAGGGGGCAGCACCAAGGTTGCCGGATCAGTAATAATTCCAAGGGCAGTTTTGCCGATTCCACTTTCAACTGCGAATTCAGTAAGTGATCCACGGATCTCGCTATCTTTGTCGTAGATTCCAGGCACTTCCTCTTTAATCTTAGCGATGGTGCCTTCTACCACCTTCCTGTCCTCTTCGACTTGCCGCTGTTCCTCATATTCAGCGGCTTTTAGCTTCTCCTGATACTTCTCATACTCACGTTGGTCCTGTTGATACTTGATGGCATCGATTGGGTTTTCATCTGCCAAGTCTTGGAATTCTTCCTTGGATAGCAACTTGAAGTCTTTCCATTGCTTATCCTCCGGCGTTTCTTCCCTCGGTAAAGCTGCTTGCATAGAAGCTATTTCTCGCCGTAGGCTATCAATCTCGCGCTTATATTCCTCACGAGTATCTTTCAGTTGAGCCCTGGCTTCTTTCAGAGCAGCAATCTCAACATAGCCAGCGGGTGGTTTTTCTACTTCTTTCTCTGCTGCAGCTTTTTCCTTTTCGGCCTTTTCTTCGACAGTGGGCTTTTTGTCGCCTTCCGGCTGGGCCGCAGCCGCATCTTCTTCCGACCCTGGCTCTTTTTCTTTACCCACCGCGTCAGCCTCGTCGTCGGTGCCATCGACCCCTTCTTCGCCAAACAGTGGGCCTGCATCCTCTACTCGTGAAGGCTCGTCCTTGAGAATGTCGTCACCGTCTTTTAGCTGACTCTCATCCAACGTACCCTGTTCTGTGTTTTCCTCTGTTTTTTGCTCCGTCATTTTTCTTCCCTCCGTTTTCCGGCTGGAGAAGCCGAAACCTGTGGATACCGGCGACAGGCTCGCCGTTAGTTTATTTTGTCAGCGATTCCGCTCGCTGTAGCGTCCTGTTGTGCGGGGATCCAGATAGGTTCCCCAGTGTTTTTTTCTTCAAACTCATTCCAGTTTTCTATCCAGTTACGCACATCGGCTTCACTCTGACTGTTTATGTGATGCACGTTTCTCTCTAGGTTATCCTCTTTGGGCATAAGCCCCTCAAAGGTGTCATAGCGTTCTCGTGTTTTATATTTTTCTAAAAGCTCGAGATATTTGTGGGCATGTGGAAAAAACAAATCTTCCCTAACCGCCCTAGCTGCAATCATCGCCATGGCAAAATTCAAATCAATATCATCAGGAAATAATCGAAGGCCATGTTGGATCCAGCGCCACGATTCGTTGCCATCTTCCAGCCTGGCATAAGAAATACCGATAGCGTAATAAAGCGATCCGTAAAAATTCAGGGTGCTGGGATCATCTGGATACGGAAAGTACAGCATGCACCGTATTCCCCAAAAAATGGCTTCCTCATACCTTCTGAGACTTGCTGAATTGTGGCACAGATAGTAACAGGTCCTGTGATCATAAGGATCTTCAGCAATTTGTTTCTTTAGTGCCTCATTGGATCTCACCCACTTCTGGCGCAACTTAGTCTTATCGTGAGAGTAGCCATAATGATTCATTTCGATATTGGTCATTGCTGCATAGCCGTCGATCACTGGCTTGTTGTGTATTATGTTCTTGTAGCGTAGATTGGTGGACTTCCTGAAAAGCCGCATTCCTCGCCAGCCGGTGGTCTTTTCGCCGTTTTCATCTATCTCGTGTATAGTCACCGCCAAAGCTGTGGCTTTTTGTGGCACTGAAGCAAAGCGTCTTTTCATTGCAGCACAGCCTATCTCCGGCTCGATTAACGATTCATCAGGGTCCACGATAAACCACCACAAATCGTCATCGGGATATTCAGCCAGGGCATAATCGAGAGCCTCATTACGATGTTTTGAAAAATTGCCTGTCCAATTTGTGTGGTACAGACTAACAGAGTAATCCATGGCAATTTCAAGTATTTCATCGGTGCCGCCGGTGTCCAACATTACAATACCGTCCACGAAGCCCTGCAGGCTTTCGAGGCAGCGCACGATCATATCTCTCTCGTAGCTGTTAGATCCAACACCTGAGTACATCATTACGGCAATAATTTTCACAGGAGTTCCCTTGGGATTAAAATCCGTTTGCCAACACCATTTCGGCCATAGCCGTAAATGTCACTATTTCGCTCCATCACCCAATGCAAATATTCAACATCTGAAGGCTTGATGCCACCGCCTTGAATAATGTCCATATATAGGCGGTTGTAGAGATCCTGCCTATCCGCATGAAAAATATCCATTTTCAACTGATCAGTGACCCAAATTTCCCTTAATTGCTTCCCCTCGTTAAGCACAATGCCTTCAAAATCCGCATTTAATTGTTGAGCAAGATCGATATAGTGAATAAAGATCATGTGAAGTAGACCGCCAGTAAGCCGAGCATCACCCTTCCAGCTTTCAAAATACTTAGGATCCCTGATGGCTGTGATCTTGACCCTCTTTGCCTGCGTCGGTAGGCTTGGGAGATGCCGAAGCTGAAGGACTACATTTACTCTGTCATTGTCAAGTTTATCTTCCCACGGCAGCCGATATGGTTTCTCAACGATAAACTTGGTATTCCCGCGAGAGTAGGTAAGACCATGTTTCAACTGCTTACGGTGCAAGTGACTTGGAGAGCAGATAACCACATAGTCAATATTGACGTAGAATTTTGGATCTAAACCACCGCGCCAAATCTTTGCACCAACGGCTAACTCGCTCTGTCCGTGATCGTGCCTCGGATCCCAAACGCGAATCAATTGACCGCCTACAGCCTTGATAGCTTCCCGATGAAAATGTGCTATGTAGCCGTCACCTATAAGGGCGAATTTCATTATTTTCTACACCTGCACAATGTCTTACGCCTATCGCAACCGCTGCAGAATTCCTTATTCCACCAGTCCGGTGAGTCAGGGGATCCTGCAAAAGTTTTGTCGAAACGCCTTCCGATTTCGTCGCCGACAGCTTGGAAGCGCATGGTATTGGCCCGAAAATCACGGCCTGGCTTCAGTTCTGGATGACTCCGAAAATGCTTCTCCATTTTCCGGTCAAATTCAGCATATTCCATCCTACTAGCTTGTTTTCTGATGTTGTCACTTTCTGCGCTAAATAGATCTGATTCAGACATAAAACTAGCCTCCGGTTGCTGTTTTCTTTTCCTCCGCTTTCATCAGGGCTTCCTGAAAATCGAGAAGTTGGCCCCGCCGCTTGTCTTTTGATTCTGTGCTCTGCCGAGAAAGTTCAACCATGGCTTGCTTGTCTTTGGCCTTCATCTCTCCTACTGCCTTGGCACGATCTATCTTTATGCTATCGTCGATCTCCCTGATCTCCGCTCTCGTTTTCAGATTCTCCAGTACCTTTGCTTCAAGCTCTGCAGCATTGAACTTATCCTGTAGCTCAACCTGCTTCTGTTGCTGCTGTTTCTGCGCTTCCAGAGCCTCGATGGTTTTCTGTTTCATTTCTTCCGGCGACAAGTTTTCATCGCCAGGTGCAATACCGAGCAGCGGCCTAATCCGCGCTAGTAACTGTTCTTTGTTTGGCATATTTGAAAGCTCAAACGCTGCAAGTAAGATGTGGGGGATGGCCTCTGGAGGTGATTTTTTTGTCCACTCAATCAAGAGGTTCATGTTTTGTTCACGCACAGTGTCTGTTTGTGGGGCCTCGGTAACTACGGCATCGTATTTTCCCTGTGTGATATTGTTTTTGATGATTATTTCCCCTGCTGGACCTGCAATGGGCTTGTTAATCTCTACGAATTGATCGGCACCAGTAACACGATCAGTCAGCCGCAGTACCTTCTCACCCTTCCAGACTCCCTGTATATTAGCCATAATCTGCTCGCCGATTATCCCCTGAGATCGGCGCAGATTTTCAAAAAGTGGAGCCGATATTGTTGCCGTAGTCTGAGCTCTTTTCTCCAGCGCCTTTCCACTGTGAACTTTGCCTGCGGTTTCTGATTGCTCGATTCCTGGGCCTGCAATCTCCTTAATCTCGCGCTCGGATTGTTCAAGTAATCTGATCTGGAACTGACTCAACTGGGCACCTTCTTCAATTCTTACCCGATCTATCTTGCCTTCTTTGACTACCAAGAAGCCGTCGAGTCTATTAGCCTCATCGTATAGCTCCTGTAGCGCAGGCCTGCCGCCATCGACCACATTTTCTTCTGTAGTAACCCTGCGGGATTTGAGCATTGCCAGGGCCATTGAGCGACGTTTGTTTACCTCTACATCTTGGCCGCGTAGTTGACGCGGCACGCCAAATGGGAATTTATAACGATCCATATAGCCAACAAAGGGAACGAGTGGAAACTGGTCGTGAGGAAACGGGGACGGCCCACGTTGGAGTTCTAGCATGCCCAAGAAGGTACAGGAATACATCTTCTTGACTACGGCTCGCACGGTTTCTTGGGCAGCAGAAATCAACTGGAATTGCTGATTGGGTTCCATAAAATGAAAGGATTTCCTGTCATCTGAAAACTCAACCACCCTACCATCAGGAAAGATTGAGAACCAAGCGAGTTCAAGTTGTGTGTACCACATCTTTACAGGCCGCACTCTATTCCTCTCAGCATCAGCCCACTGTCTACCGGCTAGAGCACGCCGTTCCATTTCAACTATCGTGGCCTCATCCCAAAACTCACTCATCCATTCCTCTTTCACATGGCCTGCCATCTCGTCGTAAGCATCTGCAATTTCTTTTGCCTTCTTCGGAAAAAACATCTGTAAATTTTGCAAGTCCACCCAAGGAGCGTGGAAAACGTAGCGAGTATAGCTGGTATCTAGCCACGGCGATGAAAAAGGATCCCACCAGATTTCCTTCCAATCTCGGCTAGCAAGTCTGATCTTTTCACGGCGCGGATCGTGACTGTAACCAACATCCACCCAGCCAATACCTGGGATAGCCTGATCTTTAAAGGCACTTGATATGAGAAAATGGCCACCCCATTGATCCATGACAAATTTGACGCCCTCTGTCATGGTGTTGGCCATTTCCACATCATTTTTCGTGCGGCCTTTTGCAATGATATCGAACTTATTTATTACCTGGGATCCGAGAAGAAAATTAAGGGTAGGAAAAGTGCGATTGATAGTTATTGGATCGATATTGGCTGCTATGGCATCGTTGTAATCTTCTTCTGTCCACTGTGCCATGCCACCATCGTACATTTCGCAATCACGCCATGATTCCGCTCTCCACTCCTGAGAGGCCCACATAGCTTCATGCACCCAGGCGTGCATCGTAACTAAATCTGGAGAGAATTTCTTAAACGATATGCTAGTCATAGGCTTATCCTGTCATTCTCCTGGCTTTCGCTTCGGTTATGCGCTTATTTCTATCAGGCTTGAATCCGCTTAGAGAGGGACCTGGCCTGTACTTTGAATATGCCCCAACTACATGCCGCACTGCCTCTACAGCGTAAAAGTACATCTCTGGTTTGTTCTCCAAGTCGCTCTTTTTGATCGATGATAGTTGGTCAAAGGCCACAGTGTTTTCGGGAACCGTGAATCTCTCTCTTTGCCGGTAGTCGTTGATTATCTGGACGGTGTAAAGATAATTATCCACATAGGGCGCAGCTTCAAGAGTGACGTAGGGGATTTCGTTATCCGAAAGATAGCGCCGAAAAGAAGTAACATAGCCGGAAAACTTTCCCTCGCCCTCCTGCTCGTGTTCTTCCGACCAATCCCTGCCCAAGTTCGCATACATCTTATCGGCGCAAAGTCTCACAGATTCATCGGTTGCCTTACCAAGAAAATTCTCCAGGGTGAGTTCATCAGATTGACACTCACTGAGAAGGATAAGTGGCTCCTTGATGGCCTTTTTTTCAAAACGAGTAGTTTCCATAAAAATTTGAGCTACAAAACAAGCATAGGCTGGTGACATTTCAGTGGGCCATGCTATACCGCCCCAAATCTTACGGTACTTGACTGTTTCAGGATCGATCTCACCAAATGGATCCACCATCTCGTGAACCACTATGGCAGTATCTTGTTCCCTAAAAGCCTTCGCTATAGTCAGTCCCTTAGTCATTGGATTTCTCGGTTCTGCTCGTTTACTGCTCTACCCTCTTACCGCTGGACGCGGCAGGTGTGTCGGGAACAATTAAGTCGAAAGGGACGGCATCACTCCATTTCATCGCAGGTTGCGGTACGCCATCGAGAATATAGGGCCACCCTGCTTCAAGTGTTCCGCTATAAGGTCCTGGTGCCATGCCTGCAACGTCATACCGCACGCTTCCATCAGGCTCAGCATCAACAATATTTCTCGCTGGATCCAGGCCCACCACTCTGTACTTCGTCACATTCGCTTGAGGATCGCACACGAGATAATCTGCAAAGCTCGGTAATGCAATTACGATACTCAGCGAGCTTGATAGCACGATAAATATCAACTTTTTCATTCCGCTTCTCCTGTTTCACGTCGCTCATTACACTTAGCTAATTTATCTTCAAAAAACTTCCAGATAACATCGTTTATTCTATCGTCAATTTTGGTTGAACGTGCATGCAGCACTCCAACCTGTAGATCCACATACCCTTTGAGTTCAGCTACCTTTTCTGTCCGTAGTTGTTCTATATCATTCCGATTGCTCTCTGCTAAAAAACCATGGAGAGTCACCCAAGTACACCAAGCCAGGGCGGGCACCAGCAGAAGTTTCCACCAATCAATCTTAAATTCCGGCTTTCCTTTATCACCAGTTCTTCGACCATTAACCTGCTTGTAGAACCAGCCCTTGTCTTTCAATTCTGCCCCACTGCCCTTCTGAAGCCAGGAAACAACTGATCCTCGATCCTAACAGCATCAATGGCACTCATGGCCAAAGACACAATCTCATCGATCTTTTGAGTCGATTTCTCTTTTCGGATCTGAAAGCCCCTGGCGGTTTCTTTTGCCACGGAGCAAGTCGCCTCAAATCTCATCACCCTACAAGGATAGAGCACGATGTTGCCGAATCTCACCAAATCATAGATATTTGTTCCAATTTCCGTTAGAAAGCTGCTGGTTTGCGGTGATTCAACCATTGGTAAGCCGCGCTTTGCCAGTGTCATGGCACTACGATGAAACTGAAATGGATCATATCTTACTGAAATTAACCGGTATCCACGGTTTAACTCCATGAGATAGCTTTCCATGGTGTGCTCGAGATCCATCGGATCATTAGCAGTCGGTTGCCATGCTCGCTTTGGTCCCAACTTTATTTTGGGACCGTCACGATACACGGAAACTATTGCAGATTTGTCCTTTTTGGTGGAGGCATCTACCCCAACCCATAGGCCGATAGATTTGTCAGGCAGCGGTGGCTTATGTTCTGGATTTACACACGCATCCCACTCATCCATGTTGAAAAGACCAGATTCCGAGCTTACCCAACGATTTTCGTGCAATCGCAGATAAGTATTCGTCCTAAGCGAGCGACGCTGAGAAGCGTAATACTGTTGACTTTGCCACGGCATTTTGAAGGTTCCATGATCCCAGTAAACGAAAAGATCGCCTTTTGTATAGACAGGAAAGTTGTTACCGAGGGGGCGGCCGATTCCAGGCTTAATGTTTCCCTGCTCGTCGAAGATCTCGAAGTATATTTCTTCAAGCAGTAAACTTTCTCCCTGAAAGCCAGCGTAGGTGGTAATCAATCGGATAGAGTTTTTTCTGGTAGGTACTGGGGTTAATTCTTCATAAAGCCTTCGATCTCGCTCAAGATAAAAGCCCCAAAGCTCATCCCAACAAGTAAGTCCGTGGTTAGAACCAGCCTCTCCGGCAAAATCGTTTGGTATTGCCAAGATAGTGGATCCGTTGTTGAGTGTTAAATTCTCCTTGGTTATAGAATTGGTTCTCTCTAGCAAAAGAGGATTTCGCTCTATAAATCCCCTGGCTTCTTTGAATGCACGCGAAATTGCCTGTTCGCGCTTGTTGGCAGCGGTGATTATTTCGTTGGGTGGCTCAATTTCAAACGCCCAGTAAGTCTGGAGCATTGCATTGATTGCAGTTTTACCGCTCTTTTTCGGACAGGAAAAAACGATGACTGAATAGGGTAGTTTGCCATTATCATCAAAGGCTAGACAGTGATCGAAGATAACTTTTTGGTGAGGTTGGAACTTTACGAACTTTTTATCTGGCAGAATAATCATTTGCTCTGCCCAAGTTGTAAAATTCGGTGGATTCATCGGCTATTGGTCCTTTTTCATGGCCGCTACTATCTGCTCATAGGTCTTTTTTCCTCTTGCATTGGCGTTTTTGCCATTATAGAGTTCATTCAGGGCACTCCGCAAAGAAGCACTGGCAGTAAAAAACGTCTTGTCCACGACATAGGCCACGCTTCCTGTTTCGTAATCAACAATTTCTTCTCGGGATTCTAGGTACTTGCCGATCTGCATGATGATTATGATTTTTGAGCGAATCAAACTCATTAACAGGCTTTGGCGGGCATCGAAAGGCTTACCAATATCGCTTTCGATGGCTTTCATCATGGTGAGTAGGGATTTGCCTTCTGGAGTGCGCTTGTTTGCATAGCGATTCAATACCCATTTCGACGTAACACCATGAGTCATCTTGTGCGAAAGACGAGGGGTATTGCCTGGTTTGTTTTTCTTTTTAAGGCTTGAATTGGGCGGTTTGTTCCCGAATCGATTTTTGGGGGATTTCTTTTTTTTACCAGGGCGCTTTTCGGATATACGGTGCGCATCTAAAAATGCAGAGAAATCTAGTGGGGGAACAGAGGACTTCCTGGTAGATGCCTTGCTCATCTATAGCCCCTTGGGGCCTAGACTATAAGGAAAGTGTGGGGCGTTTCACTGAGGTACGCCCCCGAACCCCATAGCCAAGACCCCACACACACGCAGTTATGAAAGGAGGTGATATTTGCCCCTTTATCCCATGGCAAATATGCTTGTCAAGGAAAAAATTTAGAGAATCTTATGCGCACCTCTATAGATGCTGATGTGGTGGGGGCTAACGGCATCAAAAAGTGTCTCAAGTTATTCTTGAGACACTTACTCATTCCTCGCAATCGAAGCGTTTGCCCAAAATGCCGACTCTTCCAGTTTGGTAATGGCTAGTGATTTTTCCCTGGAGTCAGGGCAAAGTTGGTTAATAATGTGTGACATTTGCCTGAAAAACTCTCTCAGTTTTTTGTACCTTTTCACCTGATCATCGTCTTTCGGTGGGTGAAGGGTAAAGCGGTGGGTCAAGTCATCTAGTTCCATGTGCTTAGCCTCCTTTCCAACATTGACAATTGTGTATCAAATGATACACATATAGTAAAGGTTATATCTGCGTCATTGTCAGCCATGGCGACAACGGTGAGCCGACCAAACTTTTTACCAGTTAAGTCAATCAGCCCCATGCACTACCTCTAGGAACCGCTTGTAACTACGGATTTGGTAATACTCATGGCCCATGTGTAAAAGTAGCCTCATAATTCGACGTTGTTCGGGCCTAAGCGTTCCCTTTAACGACTTGAGCTCGATCCAAAGAGTTCTTCCTTTTGGCATGGCGATTATACAATCTGGCAGACCGACTGTCAAAAAGGCAACTGCCTTCTTCGATTGCCGAAATCACTGGTAAACAAAGCCATTTCGCTTGCAATACTGCATGATCTTACCCTGGAGCACGGACTCAGGCCCAGGATCCGCGGTATCTTGCTCTGGATCTTTGCCTTTATTTCTGGCCATGTTTGCTTTCAGGGCTATGAGATCTGCTTCACTTATTACTGTTGTCATTGCATCGTTGTATTCGGCGGTGTATTGCCTTTTGTTAAGGTTTCAACATGCCTGATCATCCATTCAGCGATAGATTTTGCTTCGGCTGGTGGGATAATCAGCGTCACCTGCACCTCATTTACGTCTAGGATACCATCTTGCGAGGTGGTATGTCCTTCTTCGTCAAATTCACAGGATTCTGGTGGGGTTGCATGCCTAAACAGAAAGTGTGCCACGATATGCTTTTCTGAAAGTGGCCCACCCCACACGCCATTGACGAAAAATCGCGGGGCTTGCTGATAGCCGGTGTATATCACTTTTTTTGTCGTTCTCGTTGACCTTTGCAACATCTTAGCCTCTCAATCTGCAATCGCCATAGCGGAACTGGTTATTTAAGTCTCCCATCACTAATCTGCATTTGCCGTCTTTGATGTTTTTGCAGGGGACACATTTTTCAACCACATCACCACCTGGCTTGCCTGGTGTGGAAAAAGGCTTGCTTATTTTCGTACCCATCAGATAACCAAAAGGGCGCTCGGTATAGTTAAAATTGTTGCGTTCTTGCTTGGTTTTTTGTGCCTGTGCGCCTTTACACAATCTGTCGCCACAGGTGAGGTTTCTTGCCACCCGTTTAGGCTTATCGCACCATGGGCACTTGTCGGTGCTCATTTGCCTACCTGGCTTTTTATCACCTTCCTGCCCCACTTTCTGATTGCATTGCCAAGATCTATGGCTAATTCTGGTGGTAAATTCAGCCACCTGACCGCCTTACTGAGCTCGATCACAACGTGAGTTGGTGTTGTTATAATGTCAATTTTCAGCCTTTCTGGCCTATCGCTACGCTCGGCCTGACCGCTGCAAACGGTTTCGATTCCTGCAGCAGCCATATCGCTCTCAAATAACTCACCAAGCATTTCATCGATCGCTGGATCTCTGCTCCCAGTTGGATCTACTTTGCTCATTTAACCCTCCTTATCGACTGGCTACCTATGCGGTAGTTTTTGGATTTCCTTAATAGTTTCAGAGGGAAACGAGTATTCCCTATCATATTCATCTCTTACAACAGCAAAATTCCCCTCATAGCGCAGAGTTTTAGTATAACTTCCACCTGGACGACCTTCGTGCTTAAACACTGCCTCTGTACCATCCTTGAACTTTATTACGATATTAGCCATCACCCCTCCTTTCGCTGCTCAAGGATTCTTATTTCTACTTTTACCGCTCTATCTCCGTGTTTGCGCCTTTTCCTCCATATCTTTTTTATTTCTTTATCTGAGCATCGTTCAGGATATTTGGGGTTAAAATGCTGGCAGTGAAAACGAATCATTTCTCTGCGGGTTAACGCAGTGCCAACATATAAGCCATAAGATCCATTTATTGCCCACATAATTTCAGGTTTCACTCGTCCTCCTTTCGCTCTTGCCAAAATTCACAAACAAAGAATAAAGCAGTCGCTTGTGGTGGTGTATCTGGATGCAGACAATAGCACATCAAGTGCTCACTCATCTCTCGATACCAATTGAGATGATCCCAATGCAGACAAGTGTGACAGTATTTATCTACCATCACCCCTCCTTGCGCCCTGCGAGGGCATCCCATATCTCTTGCATGGAGAATTTTACTGACTCACCCTTCCACCTAACCCCAAAGGTTTCCAACTTCCCAAAGTCAAACCACATCTCTGTAGGTTCTTCCCATTTTAAACTATTTCCACGGACTTCATGGTACAGGCTTTCAATAGTATTAGTGTCATCTGCACTCGTGCCATCACGCACCCACGTCAAGCTCAGATTTGACAACGCCGCAAAGCCAAGAATTGTTAAGATTGCTTTTCTGCGGT